ATAAATCTTGGAACTTAGCAGAACCAGACATAGACCTATACAACTTAAAAGCATTATCTCCGGCCACTTCAGAACCTGATACTGTACCAAACGATGCAGATTTATCAAGTGCCGTTCCGTCCATTACAATAATACCTAAATTAGGGTACACTAGACCAAATTTTTGAGGATTACTAGGATTATAAACGCCAGATTCTAAAGATCCTGATACTAAATTGTAAACCTTTCCAGCTGTCGTAACAGAGGCGGGATTTGACTTAGAATCATCAATTAATCTCATGTATCTCCCATTTCCGGCTAGTCTAACATTGGATCCGGTATGCGTGGAGTTTGATCCAGGTCCCGCAATAAATTGAGAACCAGATAGGTGAGCTATGTTTATTTCTAAAGTACCTACATCTAAGGATTCTCTTAATCTCGCTCTATTCACATTAATTACATAAATGCTGTCTGTAGATTTTCCATTTATTGTGAATTTTCTTTCTCCGGGGTCTAAACATAATTGTTTATATTGACCGTATATAGCTCTAGTAGGTGTATCATTTATTTGTCCTCCTTCATCAGCAGAACCAGAGCCATTGTATTGACCGTAGGCAATACTAAATTGAGCTTCGGAGCCTAAAGCATTTGAAGAGCTATTGAAAATTTCATAATAATACCTCTTTTGTGTAGCCGTTTGTCCGGAAGATGTAAAAAAGGTTGTTAAGTTACCATCGTTATTTGAAAATAAAGCTCTAGTAATTACTTCCTCTTGGTTAGGTACAATATCGGCCGTATTGAATGTAGTAAATATATCTGTATTTGCCATTTTTATTTTATTATTTATTCAGTTATACCAGCTCCAGGAGTTGTTCCTGTAGTAATTCTATTCACTGTTAAGCTAATGGATACTCTACCTCCGGTTTCGTTTCCTACTATTGCTAACGTAGCTTTTCTTTGATTTAGAGTAGAACCTTTTGCTTTTAAAGTGAAAGACAATCCGGTTACGCTTATTGCCTGTGCAGCTTCTGTGTCTGTGATAGTTCTAGGAGTTGAAGGAGCTAAATCCTGTCCATTATTTTGTGCGGGGGTTCTAGTTACGCCTACAAAAGAAGCTACATCGCTATCAGATAAAGTTGCGGTATATCCAAAAGTAGTATTTCCGCCTTCAAAATTTATAGTTCTTGGAGAGATTGTTATTTCTTCTCCATTTGTTAAGGTTACTGCTGTTTGACCTACGGATATAATTGGTATTCTAACTGTTCTCTTAGGTAGTGTAACCAATTTATATTTCATCATTTGAGTTTCATCCACTACCGCTTCTGTTAATGGCATGTTCTCTAAAGTAATTCCATAATATGCTGTACCGAGTGGATGATCTGTATTCCATAGTGAATAATCAATCTCATCATCAGCTAATGCAAAATGTGTAATTTGGAATTCATTTCTTCCTCGTGCAAGTAATTCCCGTCCTCTGCGGGTTAAAATAGCATCTACTGTTATTTGGTTATTGTTTAGGTATCCCATTTTGTTTGTTTTATAATAAATACTTTGAAATATAATATTTTACACTATTATTTGATTTGCGCTAACTTCTCTGTATTCTATAACAGGTCCACCGTCAATGGTATCTGTTGTATCTACATTAAAATCTAATCCAGTTAATTTGCATCCAATAAATCTAAGCCTATTAGGTACAGAGTCTTCAACGTATTGGTAATTAGTAGGAACTAGAGAAGATGAATAATAATTTTGTGTGCTTATCAATGTCGCTAGATTTAGATTTTTTTGATATTGTGAAGAATAATTTACGGCGGTGCTAGATGAGTAATGATATACTACTTTTTTATATTTTAAATTAGTTCTTTCAGATTCTATAATAGATTGAGTAACATACAATTTATTCCTATAAATATTTCCAGCATCATTTATTACATATTCATTCTTATATAAATATTCTTTCAGTTGTAATTTAGTCAATGTAGAATTAAAATTATGGAAACTAGATGACAAAACATAATTGTATGAGTTATTGTCATTGTAAAAATTATCGATATTGAAATTAGTAACTTTACCCACTATATTTTCTATCTTATAACATGATGAATCCAATTTAAAATCATTTGATATTACATTTGTGTTTCCATCATAAAAAATAATCTTTCTTCTATTTAGTATTCTATCTTTATATGTTCCATTTCTTTTAAATCTATATGCTATATTCTCTTCTGTAGATCCGCTAACATGCAACACATCTCCTATAAACGATAAATGTCTATTTAAAGTTGCGTATGATTCAATTAAATTTCTATCATCATCAAAATAGTATAATGATTCCATGTTTGAATTAATATCATTTTCTTCATTTGTATTGAGTAGATTAATATTACCTCTTACATGTTCTAATGTTCCTAAATCTGAAATAGAATATATATTTGACATGTCCCTATTCATTTCTAGGGTGTCCATTAGATTTTCATATTTGTACAAGTATGTTTCCCCGCCGAATTCATATAATTTTCCATTTTGATTAACTTTGTGAGAATCTAAATCAGAAAATAACAAAGAATATCCATCATAATAATTTAAAGTAGATGTTATTTTTTCATGTTTAAAATCTGGAGTTACATTTACTGGCAATTCTGAATTATATTTCCTGTACTCTAATTCTAAATCAGGAGGCATATCCGTATTTGTGCTGTATTTTATTTGCTCAAAATCAGGTAATATGTTAAAATCTAAGGATGATGTATATTTTTTATGTGATATATCTACCGGAGGTGCATAACTTATAGATCCTGTGTATAAAATATATTCTCCTACTTGACTATCGGTTTTTATAATAGTCTTTTCGTATTGTGGGTTAGTCATAGAAGGGTTTTTTCTTGCGACTTTAGCCCTTTCTAATATATTTTCCTCCAATAAAATACCTGCTATAAGATTTGCTCTAGCAGGAACTAATTGTTTTATCTGCTCAAATATAGAATAATCATAGAGCGAAAATATTTCTATGTATTTATTATAATTGTTTCTATTCTTATACTTCTTCCAATAATTCTCTCTATTTAATCTAAGGTTATTATATTCGTCTCTATATAAGTCAGAAGGATCACCAATTAAATTATCTAAATCTATACCTCCATATTGATTTGATATATCTCTATTTACTTGATCTGTTGGACTAAATACTACGGCTAATTTATTTGAATCAACAGGGTCTGTATCAAAAGTATTTATCTGTACTCTTTTTTCCGGAGATAATTGATTAGTGTAAAAGGATTCTTCTATTCGTATTTTATCACTTTTTATAACACTTGCTCCTATAGAGGGTGAGTAACTATAATAAATTTCTGAATAAGGTTTATACTGGTTTTCTTGAGACCCGGAGAATCCTATGAAACTAGCGGTAGTATATTGTGATTTTATTCGGTTAGGGTGACTAGAAGATACGAATCTATAAGTAGAATGATCGTATCTAAGAGCATCTACACCCATTGGATAGAATCTATTTAATGTGTCAAAAGATGCTGTGTATGAAGAACCATGATAAGCCGCTGGGTTTAGTGTATGTTCCTCAAATACTTTTTCTGAATATATGTCGCTGTAGTCTTTATACGCTTGTAAGAATCCTCTATATCTACTTGATCTAACTCCTGCATATTGACTGCCCGTAGATCCGCCTAATATTATGTTATGAGGCGTAGATAAAGAACTAGTAGAACCCCAAGAGAAGGAAATATCAGAAGAAGAAGTAACAATCATGGAACCGGAAAAACTAATCCAATTTTCAAAATTACCACTAGATTTTTTCCACTCAATATGTATAGAACCTGTTTTTTTAGTGTTTGTTATGTTTCTATCCGTATATATCCTAACATTCCAAGCGTCTCCATCAAAAAATGGATAGTATTTAGATTGTATTGTTTTTATAGAGAAAGAAGATGTTGAATTAGATGTGCTTTGTGCGTTCCTATATCTTAAGAATCCATAAGCATAACTACCACTCCTTGATGAAGTTGAAAAAGATCTGTAACTTACTAATTCTAAATTATTATATACTTTATTACTATTTTTAGAATCCTCTATAGACCATAAACTCATACTAAGGCTAGATGAATTCGTTGTATTAAATCTAAATTCGGAAACTCTAGGAGCAGATACTTGATTTTCGTTAGGAGATATAGATTGTCCCCACGGAATTTTAACAAATTGATTGCCATCAAATTTTAACAAGTATTGATACCTGTAACTTTTATGAGTAGGATTATATTTAGGAGGTCTTGCTCCACCATACTCCTTGATACTAATCAAAGTTTGAGGAATACCATATATAGAAAGAAGAGATTTTAGACTTCGCTCTGTACCTTTTGTTTTTAAAAGAGTAGGTATGTTATTTACTATTCTTCTCCAAATTTGATGTGTTAAATATTCATGTGCTTGAGAGGCTAAAGTACCTATCTCTAAAAAACTCCCTGTATTATCCGTACCTAACTTATATAACCAAAGATTACTAAGTTGATATCCATTATTTACCTCCCAACCTAAAGATTTTGCATAAGTTTTAAGAAGTTCATTAGGAATACCTCTTTTAGGGTGTTCATCTCTCCTGTGAATGGATGTTAATTCTTTAGTGAAAGCATATAAATTATCAAAATGCTGACCTATCATATCAAGGAAAACAAAATATTCTGAGTTGTCTGAATCATTAACAATATGACCCGGAGTTGCTTCATATAATGTATTGTAGTTTGTACTATCAAATTTTCTAGCTTTAGACAAAGATGATGAATACCAATAATTATAAGCAGAAGATGTTATATGATAATTATAATACTTATTTTGAGCTATGTATTTAGGCGCGGGAGTAATACTACCTGTTATGTCATAAGAAAAAATACTTCCCGAAGAATAATATAGATAATTCTCAAATTCGTCAAAACTATTTTTAACTTGATAAGATCGTTTTACTATTTTATTATGGTCGGCAATACCAAAATTACTTCCTGAAGAATTACTTGATTTTATTGCATTACTTTGACTATTGTAAAATTCAATTAATTGTAGTTTGTAATTATAGTTTTTTAATCTTTCTTGTGCTGATCCGTAAAATACAAAATTAGAAAAAACAGAGTAATCTATATTTAAAGGAACGGAAGCTGACGATGATATAACTCTATTTATAATTGTATTAGCTGTTTCGTAATTTGAATCTAGCAGAGTATCCCAATAATGATAAATGTTCTCGTCTTTAGAAGGGAGCAAACTATTCCATGTATTATAATTAGTAGATTCACCACTTGGAGTATTTATAGAATAATTAGGTGTTAGAGTTCTAGGTTCACTAACTATTTCTGGGGAAGTAACAGTAAACGAATCAAAATAATCTTCTGCTACTTTATAACATAT